CCGTAATACCACCGATAGTTCCATACTCAAAGTCCTTTGGGTTAAAAACAGGGACATTTTCTTTTGGAGGTCTATATTCACTCATCTTTATATTATATGTTTATATAATTATTTAGTAATTAAAAAATATAGTATTAATATATATTATAATGAGTGGTAAAAAAGAAGCACCCAAAAAACCTGAAATAATTAACTGGTATGAAAAAATACCTAAAAAGTTCCTTCCTAAATCTCATAACCCTTACTATCATTTACACCATATTAAACTGCCTTTTCGTATGCTTATCACAGGCAGTAGCGGTAGTGGTAAGACACAGACACTATTAAGTTTGCTCCACAATATGCCGAAGACATTTGAGAAGATAATTATTACAACAAAAAATAAAGATGAACCACTATATAACTGGTTAGATGAAAAGTTTGAAAAAGAGGGTGGTTTTGAGTTGAGAGAAATTGATAAAGATGGATTACCTGATTTAGACAAGTTTGATAAGGAATGTAATAACCTTTTAGTAATGGACGATTTGGTAGGAGAAAAGAACCAAAAACCGATGGAACAATTCTTTTTAAGAGCAAGAAAAAAAGGGTGTTCGTTAGTGTATATAACTCAATCCTATTATGCTGTCCCAAGAATGATAAGAAGTAATTTAACATACCTGATTATTAAGCAAGTATCCAGTATGAAAAATCTTACTATGATAATGCGAGAATATGATTTAGGTATTGATAGACAGGAATTAATACAGATGTATAAAGAAGCAACGGCAACTAAAAGCGGTTTTTTAATGATAGATTTGGAAGCAGATGAAGGCAAGAAGTTTAGAAAGGATTTTGATGGATATTTTGATGTGGAAAGTTTAGGTGAAAAAGAGGGGTAAATTATAGAAAAAATAAGAACGCTTAACTGGGTAAATCAATAATTTTTTATTTAGAATTACTGATTTTTACAAAAATAATATCTATTAATATAATATAAAGATGTCTATACCCAGCGGATTAGGGAGCATAATGATACGAAATCTGCGAAAACCCACCGATTACGCAAAGGCGGTGATGACGCAGGACGAATTATTGAAAACGGCAATTGCTAATGATGCTAATATAGCAAAGGCAAGACAAGAGATTAGATTAGGCATTCCTCCACCTGTGCCTGATGCTAATTTAAAAACAGCAGAAGAGTTGGCGTTAGATGTTGGTAAGCAAGAAAGCGATGCTGTTAGAAATCTATTAGATTTAGGTTTTAGATATGATGATGCTTCTAAAATTGTAGCATCTCTTACTGGTGATGAAATGTTTAAACTTAACCAAAATATACCAGCAATTAAGAGCGATTTTAGCAAGAAGTATGATATAAGATTAATTACTCCTACCTTTTTTGTTGATTTTTTGAAGAAGTATATTGAAGAATTGGACGCAAGTAAAGGTGTATCCAGCGGTTATGGTTTAGGATACATTAAGGATAAGTTTGATGAGTTAATTGATACTACTAACGAATTACGAGCAGTCATTCCTACCAAAGACCAAGTAAGCAGTTTAGAAGATGTTATGAGGAGTGCTTTTAGCGATTTACCTGATGTTATTATTCGTCCTATTATGGAACGATTGGAAATATTAAATACACTATTACCTGATGGTGAAGTATATGCTAAATTAGATGAAATCCAAAGAGATAATCCAGCATTAGCATATAAACTAAATCAAGAATTACAAAATGCTTTACAAGGATTACCAAGTAGGGAACAATTTGAAAGGATATTGATGGATATTCAAGACCGCAGAATTAGCAACGATACTGCTTTAAGAAAAATTGAAGATAGTGTAAATGATATGGACGCATCACAGACATCTCAATTAGCACAGATTATAGGTTTAATTAATGATGTGAAAGGAGAAGTTAGAGAAGGTAAATATGTAAGTGGTGAAGTATCTTACGCAACTGAAATACCTATTGGTGATGATGTTATTATTTTCGGTATTAGTGCTTTGGATAATAAAACAATTGTAAGAGCAACAGGAACAGGTGAATTAATTAAGCAGACAAAAGCAGATTTAGATGCTTTGAATAATTCGTATGTAAGTCAAGGTTATAGAAATCCACATCTATCCGTTAGAACATTAGCAAAAGATATTAAGGATAATTCAATTCCTAATTTAGTCCAGATGATTAATGGAGGTGATGTTTTAGGTGAAAAAGAAGGTGAAAAAGATGTGCCTTCATCAGTAGGAGCAACCACCACAGAAGGTTTTGGTTTAGGTATGAAAATGAAAAAGGGAACAGGTTTAGCAACAGCAAAGAAAACTCGTATTAGAGTTCCAAAGGTTAAGGTTGGTGTAGGATTAGCAGATAAAAAAGAACCACCTTATCGTCAGTTAGGAAAATATGTAATCCACTGGAAGCAACTTAACGATAATGATATGTTGAATGTAAAATATAAATCATTAGGAAGAATACCACAATTTAAACCCATTCCTATTAGTGATGTTTTTAAGGAATATTTAATTGATGTAATGGAAACTGGTAAGCACAATAACAGACATTATGAAAGTATCCCAGTAGAAGAAAGAAAAATATGGGAGAAAATTATTAATGGTGCTGGTTTAGCAGAACAACTGAAAATCAAGAAAACAAAATCTAATGAAGATGAAACAGAAATGGAGCGTTTTGAAATGTTAAAGGGACAATATATAGCAGGAAATAATAACCCTAATGTTGTAAGAGAATTAAGACGCTTTGTCGTAAAGTTTTTGGGTGATGGAAGATTGAAAAGAAACCAAGCATTAGATTTATTGTTGGAATTGAGTGTTTAGGAATATAATATAAATAAATATATATAATAAAAATCTCAATTATTATATATAATGAGAACTTTGATTTTGAACCAGTCCAATATCGTCCCTAATACTGCGAATAGTAGATTAGAATATACCTTTCCTGCTGGTAATGTATCAATCCAAAAAGGACAAAAATTAGCATTAGCGTCATTACAAATGTTTTATTCTACCTTTAATATTACTGCTATAAATAACAATAATGTATTTAGTTATGTATGGGTTGATGGAACAGAGCATTCTGTCGTAATTCCTAATGGTTATTATACCATACAGACCTTAAATGAGTTCCTCCAATTTACTATGATTAATAACACTCATTACCTAATTGATAATGATACAAATAATAATGTTTATTTCCTGACGATGGGAACAAACGCATCTACATATAAGGTTGAACTTACCTGTTTCCAAATGAACGCCACTCTATTCCCTATTGGTGCTGGGGCAGGGCAATACTCTTATCCTGCTGGTGCTACTTGGGTTGTTCCTACTGCTTCTATTTTGCCTATGTTTAAAATCCCTGCTACATCATTTAGAGATGTTATAGGATTTAGTAATGCTGGATATTACCCACAAGGAGCGTCAGGAAGTTATGCGGAAGCAACTATCGCAGGTGTTCCACCAGCACAAACACAATCACCAGCATACGCAAGTAATTTAGTATTTAGTAGTGATATTGTCCCACAAGTAAGTCCTTTATCAAGTTATTTAGTAAGATGTAATCTAATTAACAATAACTATGCTGTTCCTAACGATTTACTTTATTCCTTTTCACCACAAGCGGTTTTTGGCGAACAATTTACAATCGCACCCAATCAGTTAATTTTTATTAATATTCAAGAAGGACAATACAATAAGTTCGCTGTTGAGTTCGCAGACCAAAATAATAAACCTGTTGCTATTGAAGACCCTAACTTTGTTGTCCTATTAATTATTAGTGAAGCAGATGAGATGTAATTTAGGAAAAATAAATTATCTTAATATATATTATATAGTATGCCGTTTATTCACAAGTTAAATAAATCTTTTGGAAATCAGCGAGTAATAACAAGACCTATGGGACATAAGTATAGAAGTATAAGAAACCATAAGAGAGTTTTAGGAAGTGGATTAAAAGAAGAAGTTTATGAAGATGGGAGATTACAAAAGGCAACAGAAACTTTAAGACATCTTAAATTATCCAAACCGAGATTACCAAAAAAGTATATAACCTTTGACTAATTACAATCCATTTAGGGAGAATTGTGAATTGAGATGTATAATTAGAGATTTTTTTTCTAATTATATATTATAAATATGGATAATCTCGTTTTTGAGGAAAGCATAAACAGCGAAGCATCTACAAGCGAGTTTGTAGATAAGCAGTGGTTATATGTGAATGATAATAACAACAGCAGTTATTCTTCCCAAATTGTTTTAGACACAACCCCACTCGCTAATAGTGGTGGATATATTGGGTGGATGGAAAGTTTCCTTACCATTCCACTCGTTCTTCAAGTTGAAAGCACAGCACTCGCTACTAACAGCGACCCTAAAATGGACTGGTTTTTAGGTATGAAAAACGGATATTGGAATATTATTCATTCCCTTACCTGTGAGTTCAATAATGGTAATATTATCCAACAAGTTCCCTTTCTTAATGTGTTCTGTTCTTTTAAAGCACTAACGAGTTGGTGCGATGCTGATGTAGAAAATTGGGGTGCTGTATGTGGTTTTGCCCCTGATAGTGGGCGTAGTTGGGTATATAATAATGTCGCAACTGCTAATCCAAATCTTAACACTATGAGTGCTGGGGGAACTGGTCTATCTAACAATCGTCTATGTGAGGTTGTTGATATTACTTCTACCGCTACATCTACCTTTACTGGCGACGCACAACCTGCTCCTCTCCCTGACCCATACACTCCTACTGGTTCTGTCGCCACATCTGTTTTTAACATTAACGAACAAACCTGTTGCGTAAAGGAAAGTGCTGATTTACGATGCTGGACTAACGAAGGTCTTAAAAAGCGTATTGAATATATTAACTTCTCTACATCAGGCAACCCTGGAAACACCCTCGCTTCTTACTCACAGAACCAAAGGGGTCTTTTGGGAACAGACCAAACAGGAGCAGAAGCAGTTTATAACGCTGTCTTCCAATCTTATATCCAACGCCAAGCAGGATACAGAGCGATTGTCTTTGACGCTGTTGTTCGTCTTAAAGATGTTGCTGACTTCTTTGCTAAATGTCCCCTACTTAAAGGTTCTACTATGCGTCTTTACCTTAACACCAATCAAGTCCTTCTTCAAGGTTCTTCTTTGGGTGCTGTCGTTCCTGCTGGTTCTGCCCTAACAGCAACCGCAGAAATGGGTTTAACATCTGCCCCAGTTATTTTGGGTGGTGGCGGAACCTGTCCTGTAATGGTTTCATCAGGAGATATAGGACAAGGAGGACAACCACTCGCACCTCCTTCCGTAGCATTAGGCGACCCTGTTGATTGGAAAGTTGGACTTTCTATTGTTCGCACACAATTCTCCCAACTTACTCCTACTATTACAGCACCTATTACTTCTACTCGTCTGTATGCTCCCTGCTACACTATGTCGCCAATTGCCGAACAGCGTTATTTATCTCTAACTCCTACCAAGAAGGTTATTTATAACGACATCTTCCAGTATTCTTTTGAGAATATCGCATCAGGTTCTCCTTTTAACCTTTTGGTTTCTAATGGTATTCCTAACATTCGTTCAGTATTGGTTGTCCCACTTCTCGCACAAGCACAGAACGGCGTTCAATCTACTATGACTGGTGCTACTGCTAATAGAACTCTTACAACTTCTAATACTCTTCTTTCACCTTTCAGTTCTACTGGTGGAACACCTGACCCAATTATTCTTTCCAACTTCAATATCCAAATTAGCGGTAAGAACTTATTTATTAACAATCTGGAATATAATTATGAAGCATTCGTAGAACAATTGGTAAGCAGTAATCAATTGAACGGAAGTTTAACCACATCTCTCGGTTCAGGACAGATTAGTTATGAAGATTTCCAATCTCTATACCGATACTACTACGGCAACTGCTCTCGTTCCATTCCCAGCGAAGATGGTGTCGCCAAAGCAGTCCAACTATTAGGAACTAACAGAAGTCCTGTCCCCATTTCACTAATGGTTTTCGTTGAGTTTGAACGAGAAATTACTATTGATGTAAGAACAGGAGCAAGAGTTATGTAATTTCCAAAAAGTTTTTAAAAACAACTCTTTTTATGAAGTGATACACTTTTAGAAAATATTATTTAGTAAATTATTATCTTACTATATAATATAAATATGGTTCAAGCATTCCCAGTCGCATTAACATCGGCACAAGTCCGTAAAATAAAATCAGGTGGAGCAATCACTATTAAACCTGCTATGATAAGAGATGAAGCAAAGCATCTAATTCATTTAGCAGAACCAAGTGCGAAGAAACTTTTAAAATCTTTAAAAAAGATGAAAGGTGTTCGTATTAGTTTAGACGAAAAAAGTGGAGAAGGTTTTTCACTTAATCATTTAGTAGATGCTGGTAAAAAAGCATTAAAATCCAAAGAAGGAAAAATGGTAGTTAAATCACTATTGGATACTGCTATGGAAGGTGAAGGTATGAAAAAACAAGGTGAGAAAGATAGAGAAGATGAGCGTTTAGCGATGGAAGTTCATAACCTTAAAAAACGCAGAGGAAGACCTAAAAAAGGCGGTGCTATTGGTGCTTATTTAGATAAAGATGGTGAAGTTAAAGTTGTAGCAAAAGAAGGAGGTAATATTTTTAAAAGTATCAGTAAAGGTGTTAAAAAGGCAACTAAATCCGTTGGTGATTTTGTAGAAAAAGATGTTGTAAAACCAGTAAGTAAAACAGCAAAGAAAGCAAGTAAAGCAGTAGCAAAAGAGTTTAAGAAAGGTTCTACTTTGGATAAAATCTATCGTAGTGATACAACAAAAGCAATAGCAAAAACAGCATTACAACAAGGAGGTAAGTTTGCTGGTGAAGCATTAGGAGCATATCTCGGCGGTCCAGAGGGGGCGATGGTTGGTGAGGAGATTGGTTCAGCACTCGGTTCAGCAGGAGCAAAGCAGATTGGAGCAAAGCGTAAAGGCGGAGTTAAAGGTGGTTTCCAACAATTCGGTAAAGATGTATTAAAAGAAGGTGTATCAAGAGGAAAAGCACTCGCTATGGGTGAATTAGATAAAATGATTGATGCTAATTTAACTGGTAGAGAAGCACAACTCGCAAAAATGGCGATTAGAGGAAATACCGCAGGTGTTAAGAAAGGTGCTATTAGTATGGGTAAAGATTACGCAAAGGATTATGCTGGTGAAGTTCTCGGTGGTATTATGACTGGTTCAGGTATGAGAACCCATAGTGCGAGAATGGTTTTACCTGCTACTGATAGTGCTACATTCAGTCCATACGCAAGGGTTAATTCAGCACAGATGACCCCTTATATTCATTCATCTCCACAATTAGCAAAACCTATTGTTAAACAAGGTTCAGGTGCTATTGGTGATATATTAGGAACTGCGAGTGATGTAGCAAAAACACTCGGTTTAGGTATGAAACGACAAGGTGAAAAAGACCGAGAAGATGAGCGTTTAGCGATGGAAATACACAATCTAAAAAGAGGTAGTAGCATTTACCCAGCAGGGCATTCAGTTCATACAATCGGTAATGGTGCTATTGGAGATATTTTAGGCACAGCAAGTTCCGTAGCAAAAACTCTCGGTTTAGGTATTAATCCTGCTGGTTATGGTTCAGGCATTAATCCTGCTGGTTATATGGGTTCAGGTATTAATCCTGCTGGATACACAAGTGGAGGTGCTATTTATAACCCAAGTGGCGACCCTTTAATTGATAGACAAAATAAACGCATCGGTGCTGTTATGAGAAGACATATACGAGGCAAAGGTATTAATCCTGCTGGTTATGGTTCAGGAATATATCCTGCCTAATTTATAAATGAATGGTGATTTAGATAGTGATGGTAATGCTATATCTGTTTTAGAAAAACTTTTAGAAAATAAAAAACCTGCGAGAATATGGTGGAAAAAGTATTTTTGTTGTTGTATATTTAGGAAAAAAGTGAGATTTGAATGATATTCGTTTATTTAGGAGATATTTTAATATTTAGTAAATATATAGATGAAAGCGGAAAATCTTAAAAAGTGCCGAGAATTGAAAAATGAACGCCTACAATTAGGTTTAGCGAATGAGTTTCATTACGACCAAGATGTTAAGGATTGTTTTGAAGAATATGGTAATATTAAACATACAGAAGGAAAATATAATTTTTTTGACTGGGAATGTGATAATGCTGTATTTGAATTAAAAGCAAGAATGAATAACAAGTATGCTTATGCTGATACAATAATGGGTTATGATAAAGTTAAAAAAGGATTGGAACATATCAAGAATGGTAAGCAAGTATTTTTTCTATTTGCTTTTTTGGATACTGGTTTATGTTATTGGGAATTAACCGAACAATCATTAAAAGATTTAGAAGTAAAAGTTGGAGGGTGTTATATTAGACAAGAACGAAAAGAACATCTCCATATTCCAGTAAAAAGATGTATTGATATTTGTGATAGGAAACCAATAACGAATGCGAAATATACGCAATTAAAAAAGAAATATGATTTAATAAAAAACAATATAAAGGATTAAACCTATACTAATTTGTGATATATAATAAATATTTGTTTATTATATAGAATGGCGTTAAGTAATTTTGATTTAATGGAAATGTGTAGGCAATTAAAACTGGATTGTAGAGGTGTATTTAGTAAAGACCAGTTGCCGAAAGACCGCAGAGTTGGAAGTTATTATATTAATATGGAAGATAGTGATGAAGGTAATGGGACACACTGGGTTATGTGTAGAATATTTGATAATGGTAAGGCAATCTATTTTGATAGTTATGGAACATTACCACCAATAGAGATAAAAGATTTTTTGAAACCATTTAGACCATTCGCAACATCTAACAGACATATACAACATAATCCTTCTAACAAGTGTGGTTATTTTTGTATTGGTTGTGATATGTTTTTTACATACGATAGAAACCCAAAGAAAGATATAGCAGAAAACTTTGATGACTTTTTGAATATGTTTAGCATAAATAAACCCCTGAATGATAAAATAATAATGGAATATTTAAGGAAATAAAATATTTAAATATAAAACCATATAAAAAATATATTGTAAT